ATGACAATATACAGTTTTGTAGGTGATGAAGCATAATGTTAATTGAGAACAAAAATATAGAGGATTGTTATGGTATGGGAATGCTTTGTAATCAACAAAATAAACAAAGAGGTTAAGCATTAGAAAAAATTGCTTAACCTCTTTGTTGTTTTAATAATAAAAAATCTTTGTGCTACGGTGTAATAAATTTTAAAAATATATTATCTTGTTTCCTTGAAAATCGGCAGGCAAACTAAAATGACAGTAAGTTTGACAGTAAGTTTGACTGCATTTTATCTTGTTTTAACTTAATTCAAAATTACTCAACTGAATTTTTGAAATCTCAAAAACCCAGTGTTTAAGCCACTTTTAAGGCATTTTAAGTAATTTTGGCAAAAAATAAAAGGCGGTTAAAAAACCACCTTTTTTGGTCGAGGTGACAGGACTTGAACCTGCGGCATCTTGGTCCCAAACCAAGCACTCTACCAAACTGAGCTACACCTCGAAATGTTGTTTAACAACGACAGCTTGATTATTATATACCATATTTTCGGATTTGTCAACATAATTTTCGTTTTTTATTCAAAATTAATTCAAATATTTTGAAAGTCACCATAAAACAGACCGAAAATGTGGTACAAAACAGCCGTCCCTGCATAAGAAACGGCTGTTGGTGCAGGTAACTTGCAAGGGGGATAGGAATGGGGAAAATGCGGGATTTTGTTAGCTATATGTAAGCTACGGAACATAATTATGAACAATTCAGGATAATATAAGACTATATTTTGTTAATTGCATTCACTAATTCTTTTGGGCTTATGTGGGTGTAAACCTTTTCGGTCAAGTCCATTTTCGACTTGTGACCGACTATTTTTTTGATGATTGTGTGGTTCACATTTGCCGATACAAGCATTGAAATGCAGGTGTGTCTTGTTTCGTGTATGGTGTGGTCAAATCCTAAATCGTTTTGCAGAGGTGTCCAGTAGTTGCGTTTAAAGTTATCGTATTTCAGCGGCTTGCCATTGGTGTTATTCAGAACATATCCACATTGAGAATCGCTGATGAATTTCTGCCAAAACGGCAGTACTTTGTCTGCTATAGGCACGGTTCGTACACCTGAATCGGTCTTTGAACTCTCAACAAAGAAAGTCTGTTCGTCAAGGTTTACATTTGAAATTTTTAGGTCGAGCAATTCGGACACACGCACTCCCGAATAAATCAGCATAAGCACTATTTTTACCGAATCAAGATTTGAATATTCCCACAAAAGATTTATTTCGCTTTCCGAAAACTCCCTGCGTGCTCGTTTTGTTTCATCTGACTTGGCATTGATTTTCAATTTTTCTGCAAGATTGTTATGGAGCATATCGTGAAATATGCAGTATTCGTAGATTTTGTTCAACAGAATTTTAATTCGCCTAACCGATTGATAACCGTTGTTGCAGTTGTCGAGAACTCGTTGCATATCAATGGTTTTTATATCGGACATCTTGCGATTGTATAACATTGAGCATTGTTTGTATGCCGCATTATACTGTCTTTTGGTGTTCGGATTTGTGTCTTCGGTGATGAACTCCTTGTACCAAAGTTCATGAATTTCTGAAAAAGTGCGTCTTGCCGAATCAACATCAAACGGGTTTTGATTGTAATCAGCAAGAGCGTTCAGAGCTTTCGGCTTGTTGGGAAAGTAGCCTATAACTCTGCGTTCCTGATTGCGTGTTTCTTTGTTGTATCCTATTGTCACGCAGGCAACCCACGGATTGCGCCTGTTTCCGCTCAGCTTATAAACAGAGCCGTAGCCGTTAGGCAGTTTCATTTTATACACTCCTTTTGCTTAAAAAAGGGTGCAAAAATCCCTTGTGTTATTTATCTGCAAAACTTGCAAAACACAAGGGAGTATGGTACAATTATATTGCTGTTTAAGTACCGTTGCACCCTATGTGTAATGGTTTCCGCTCTATCCTGTTGGCGCAGGGTAGGGCGGATTTTTTATTTTACTAAATTTTTAGCGTATAGCTTATCTTTCTTTAGTTCTTCTGAATCGGGGCGACTTACTTTAGTTTCAAGTCCGTCAATATGTTCAAAGAGACTTGGTTTAATCGTGTGCCACATAGGGTCTAAAATAAAATCAATGCCCTCTCTGCGGGCGTGCTTAGCAGCAGGAACAAAGTCGCTGTCACCGGCAATTAATATAATACGATCAACTTGCTTTTTGTAAGATAAAGATGCAATATCCAAGCCTATTTTCATATCGACACCTTTCTGTTGTATATCAAGTTTGAAATGACTTTCTTCCAGGTCTGTAATGGCGAGTTTACCATTGCACAATTTCTTTACATATTCAGGCTTAATTGTGTATCCAACGGTACTTTCTAAAAGTTCACCTTTTCTAAAAGCTACTTTTCTTTTAGATTTTAGTTCCTCAAAAAACTCCATAGACCATTTATACTGATCAGTTTTAGATAAATCAATTTGTTCTTTAGTGAGGGGATGATATACTTTCTTAGTTGAAGGAAGACAATCATAGTAGAAAATGCGATAAAGGTATTTTTCTTCTGAATAACTGTTGCGAGTTTTTTTATTCATGTAATGCCTACTGCAATATTGAACCAATTCTCTTGCCCTATCTTTTGGGTTTTTATCTCCCCATAAATAATTTGCTCTTCTTAAATAAAAAGCACCGTCAACAAGGATAGCAATTCTTATCATGCGAAAATTCTCCTTTATGTAAAAAACTCTTGGGGTCGACACATCCCATATGGTGGGAGGTTTACTGCCAAGAGTTTACACTAACAATAAAATTAAAATTTAATGTAGTAATACTACATTTTTATTATATGCAAATTCAAGACATTATTCAATAGGTATTTTAAATTTGTAATAAATGTTGTTGAAATACAACAAAAAACAAAGTGCTTTATTGTAAAAAATAATAGTGATATTTTAATAAATGTTACTGTAAAATCCTACGGCTTTGCCCTCTTTTATGAGGGTTTTTTGTTTATTGCGAATTTCCGTGAGCCTGTCTTTGTATATATCGGAAGAAGCAAAATCATATTTTGGGGTGTACAGACCAAAACTCTGTATTTCAATTTGCCCGTCAAGGTTTATGATTTCGTCCTGTCTGTATTTAATAGCGTCATTCAGGCTTGAAATCTGACTGTCAAGCGAAGAAATTGTTTCATTGCGGTAGGATATAGTCTGATTTAACGAACGGATTTCATCATTCAGCTTATCTGTAAGTTTCATAAGTTCGCTTGCATTACGCATTTCAGGAGTGAAAGAGCTTTTCAAACGGTCAAGCTCAGCTTGCAGATTTTCGGACTGTTGCTTATACTGCTTGCCTTTGAATGTATCTAAAAATCCCATATTATCCCAACTTTCTGTAATAAAAATAATGTGCAGAACAGGCACTATAAATTGTAAAAAATTTACGGCTACATCAATAAATTATCTCTGTAAAATTTCATTGCTTCAACCATAAATTTATTTGTGACATTAAAATATTCGGCAAGTTCCCACGGCTCTGTTATACCGTTGTGAATCGCTTCTTTCAGCTCATCCAAAGGGATGAGCTTTTTTATTGTGTGTTTCTTTACTTTTTGTTCCATTTTCCCTTTTACGGTTAATGGAGTTGTGAATAAATAAAAAGCACCTAAATCTATGTGAACTTCTTCGTGAGCAAGCAAAACTGTTTCCTCGGCAGTAGTTTCAATCTTGCTTTTGTCAAGAACTACAATTCCGTTTTCGTAAGGAAAAGAAAATGCTTTTGCTTTGTCAGTTTTGAAATAATCAACAGTTATCCCTTTTTGTTCACATTCAAAATAAATATCCTCTAAAGTCATTCAATCATTTCCTTTTTGAGATTTTTTAAATTTGATATAGCTAAGTATATCGTTTTTAAAATCTTCGCTTTCTCCTTCCATTTCTTGATAAGCAGCATACGAAAGTTCATCAAAATTTGCTTTCGGAAGAGGGGAAGAAACCTTTCTTGCAACATCTTCAACTAACTTTTCAATCTGCTCATGCTGTTTCTTTTCTTCTTCGATTTCCTGCTCAGTCATAAGCCTTTCAACAGGAACACCGAGATAATTGGCTATTTTAAGGCGAGTTTGGTATTTAGGTAAAACACCGTTTTTCCAATTGCGTATAGAACCTTTACTCAAACCAACTGCAACCAAAACCGCAGTAACCGTTGTACCGTTCTCTTTACATATTGAATCCAATAAATCAAAGAACACAAAAATGCACCTCTACTTTTGTGCACTTTTCACGAAGTTCACATAAATGCACTTAAATCTCAAAAATGCACTTGCAAAGTACACTTTTATGCACTATAATAAACTTGTCAAGACGATGTGGGGACATTAACTTGACGAAAATAGGTGTGTGAATGTGCACCAACTTTGTAATCTAATTTTTTAAACTGATTAAATTATAAAGGTATAGTGCACATTTGTCAACCTAAATTATCAATAAAAAAGGAGGTAATAAATTGTGGATTTTTACAAAATTGTGTCAGATATATGCGATAAAAGAAATATAACACTTTGTTCGTTACTCTCTCAATTAGAAATGAGCAAAGCTAACATCCGAAACTGGCGTAATGGCGTTATTCCTAAAATTTCAGTAAGACAGAAAATTGCTGAAATCACAGATACACCAGTTGAAAACTTACTGACGAATGAAGAAAGGTCAGTTGTCAACGAAATTCTTAAAAAGAACAGTAGGTAATACCACACAATCAATAATACCACAATCACAGTCCCATTAAACGGACTATGCAACTCAACCAAAACTAAGGGGGTGAAGAAAAGATGGAAGTAATAATAATTTTAGGACTGCTAATGCTTTGCACAGCTTTTGTTTCAGCAGTATTAGCAATAAAAATAGTAGCCGCCCATTTGTATAAAACAATAGACAGCTACCTTGATAAGCACGACACTCAAATTATGGATCTGATTAAGTGGGCAAAGGACGAAGACAAACATCAATAAAAGCTTTTCCCACGGGAGTAAGTTTTGCAACTCCTTTCTCTAAATCAAATTTTTGATTACCGTTATTTGATTTGTTTGTGGCTTCTATTTGATTTTTGAAATCTACTACTATAGGTAAAGAATCAAAAATCTTATAGACTGAATCATCAGTTAAGTATTCATCATATGCGATGCTTATAAGACCCATACGAGATAAAGACGATAAAGAAATTGATTGTTGCTCAATTGAATCGCAAAACTTATTACTACAAAAAATATTAGTTTGCAAAATTCTATGACCGCTTTTTTCAAAGTTTATCCTTATTTCGCATATTGGCAAATTTTCTCCAACTGAAAAACATTTTAGGTTTTGGGCATCTATAGGTGACATTTGCTGAATAATGTCAGAAAAAGACGGATGAATCTTCTCAATTTTTCTATTGTCGAATGAATTGATGATTAACTTTTCAAACATTTCACGAATTTCATCTTCATTCATAAAGTATTTCGCTTTTTCAAGAGCAGGTCCAATAATCGATTCTCTCGATTCAACTTTATGTTCTGTTGGAATATTATCTACACCCTTTTGAATGTTAGCTTTAAATTCTTCCAACTTTTTTTGGCGCTTTAATTCGGCTTTTATTGAAGCATAATGTATGCCACCTACAGTCAAGTTTATGAAATCGGCTAACAGTCCACCTGCAACTTTTGTTGGTGGATTTGTAAGATTACTTACTGCTTCTGATTCTAAAACAGCTTTTGTAACACCATAAGCAGTATCATTTATGTTTTGGTCACTCATATGTGCACCACCTTTCTAAATAAATAATAACATTATTTGGGTAATAAAGCAATAAAATATCGAAAAGCAGGTGAGAAAATGGCAAAACTTAAACTTATTGACACAAAGGAAGCGTAGCTGATGTTGAATCAGTCGAAATCGTTTCAGACAAAATTACCAACGAAAAATAGGAGGCGAAAGTATGGACACAGTTCAGATGAACAAAAAAATCAAAGAAATTATGGATAGCAGTGATTTCTATTTGCTTTCTGAGGACGCCGCAAAGGCTATTGGAGTTGCTCCGCAAAAATTGCGTGAACAGGCAAAGGACGAACCCCAAAAATTGGGATTCAATGTAATTGTAGTCGGCACATCTATCCGTATTCCGAGAATACCGTTTCTCAATTATATTCTCGGTTCAAACCCGTTGAAAGGAGTGTAACAAATGTGTCATTTAAGAAACTACCCAACACGCAGAAAACTACTCAAAGATGTGGAAAACCTCAGAGCAGAGAACAGACATCTCAGCATTGAGCTGAGAAACGCAAGAACAGACCTTGCACTCGAAAAAACAGCGTCAAGCGGTTATCGTCACGAGAACAGAGAGCTAAAACGCAAGCTCAAAGCCCTTGAAACGCCTGAATCCGAAGCATTCAATTTTGAATGTATGGGTGTTTCAAATGTCAACTGAAAAAGAAAAATCCGCTGAAGCTCTGCAAAGCCTCAACGGACAAAGAAAAATACCTTAATTAAATGATAGACAATTTTAAGCGAATTGTCAAGGAGGACTTTAATATGTCAGTAAAAATATCAGCTTTTGAAATCGAAAATGTAAAAAGAGTAAAGGCGGTTGCTTATGAACCGACCGAAAACGGACTTACCGTGTTGGGCGGTAAAAACGGACAGGGCAAGACATCTGTTCTTGACGCAATTGCGTGGGCTCTCGGCGGTAATCGTTTCGCTCCGTCTGCTCCGTATCGTGAGGGTTCAACAATTCCGCCACATCTCAAAATCAAACTCTCAAACGGTATAGTTGTGGAGCGTAGCGGTAAGAACAGCAGTCTTAAAGTAATTGACACCGCAGGCAACAAAGGCGGACAGGCTTTGCTTGACGCATTTGTCAGTAACTTTGCTCTTGACCTGCCGAAATTTATGAATGCAACCGGCAAGGAAAAGGCTGACACGCTCCTGCAGATTATCGGTGTAGGCAACAGAGTTTACGAGCTTGAAACGCAGGAAACACAGGTGTATAACGAGCGCCGTGCTATCGGTCAGATTGCGGACCGAAAGGAAAAGTTTGCTGCCGAAATGCCTGAATACGAAGGCGTGCCGAACGAACCTGTGTCAGCCTCGGAACTTATCAACAAACAGCAGGAAATCCTTGCACGCAACGGCGAAAACAACCGCTTGAGAGCAGAGAAAGATAACCTTGAAAGCCGTGCCAACAACTTACAGAGCGAAATCAACAGGCTTAACGAGGATTTGAGAAAATACAATTCCGAGCTTACAAAAGTGCTTGCACAGCTTGAACAGAGCAGAAAGACCGTAGCCGAACTGCACGATGAAAGCACGGCAGAGCTTGAAAGAAACATTACCGAGATTGACGAAATTAACCGCAAAGTCAGAGCAAATCTCGATAAAGCAAAAGCTGATGAGGACGCAAAGGAATATTACCGCAAGTATGCCGATATGACGGCACAGCTTGAAGAAATCCGCAAAACAAAATATGACTTGCTCAACAACGCAAACTTGCCCCTTGACGGCTTGTCAGTTGAAAAGGGCGAGCTTACATACAACGGTTTTAAATGGGACAATATGAGTGGTTCGGAACAGCTTCGTGTCGCTACGGCGATTGTTCGCAAGCTCAATCCCGAATGCGGATTTGTCCTGCTTGACAAGCTCGAACAAATGGATACCGACACACTCAAAGACTTTGCAAAATGGCTTGAATCAGAGGGATTGCAGGCTATTGCAACAAGAGTTTCAAATGGCGATGAATGCTCAATAATCATTGAGGACGGTTATATTAAGTCCGAAACAACCACACCTGTTACAACACCGACTTGGACGGAAGGAGAGTTTTAATTATGGCTACAAGAACTACGGCTAAAACAACAGCAAAAACAAATGAATGTGTAATCAAATGCAATCCGCACAGAGAGCTTGCCTGCGGTTATACCAAGGTCAAGATTATGCCTGAAAACTATTCAAGAATTGTTTTGATTGCAGGTATGACAGGCAAGTCAATACAGGATTTGACAAACGAACTGCTCAACTACGCAATCGACTATGTTGTCATTGATGTTGACGGCAATAAAATCAATTTTTCGGATGTACAGGGGGTAAGATAATGAACATCACAAGAGGTAAAATCAAGTCGGCTCAAAAGGTTGTAATTTACGGTCCCGAGGGTATCGGCAAATCAACTTTTGCTTCGCAGTTTCCGAACCCTCTGTTTATCGACACGGAGGGCAGCACAAAAAACCTTGATGTTGCGAGAATGGATAAGCCGACATCGTGGACCATGCTAAAGAGTCAGCTTGAATATATCAAAAGCAATCCGACTGTATGCAAGACGGTTGTCATCGACACAATCGACTGGGCAGAACAGCTTTGTATTGATGATATTTGCTCAAAGTATGGTAAGAAAGGTATTGAAGATTTTGGTTACGGAAACGGATATGTTTACGAAAAAGAGGAGTTCGGCAGATTTTTGAACAGCCTTGAAGATTTGATTGACAGGGGTATAAATGTTGTGCTTACCGCACACGCACAGCTCCGCAAGTTTTCACAGCCTGATGAAATCGGTGAGTATGACCGTTGGGAGCTTAAACTCGGCAAAAAGACTGCTTCACAGATTTCTCCGCTTGTAAAAGAATGGGCGGATATGGTGCTTTTCGCAAATTATAAAACAGTAGCGGTAGCGACCGACAAAGACGGCAGGAAGTACAAGGCACAGGGCGGAGGGAGAGTGATGTACACGCTTCATCACCCTTGTTGGGACGCAAAGAATCGTCACGGACTGCCCGAAGAAATGGATTTTAGCTACGCAGGCCTTGCTCATATTTTTAATGATGTTGCACCTGTAAATAACGGTCCTGTTTCGCAGAATCCGATACCTCAACCACCTAAGGCAGAGCCTGCGACACAGCCTGTGCCACAACCTACGCAGATTGAAAAAGTTCCCGAGCCTGTACCGCTGTCAACACCTCAGATACAGAATGATAAATCTGTCAATATTCCCGAGGGCATACCAAAAGCTCTTGCCGACCTTATGAGAGCTAACGGAGTTGACGAAAGCGAAATCAGACAGGCGGTGTTTACACAGGGACACTACCCTTATGATACACCAATCACAAACTATGACCCACGATTTATTAACGGTTGCCTTGTGGGAGCGTGGAATAAGGTATTCGAAGTGATACAGAGCAACCGTGACTTACCGTTTTAATAAGAAAGGAAGATGTATAAATGGATAGAGAATTTGGTTGGAACGATGAAATAACCGAAGAGGGCGGAAATTATGAACCGCTCCCCGAGGGTGATTATGATTTTACAGTAGCAAAGGTTGAGCGTGCTCGCTCACAGGGTAAAGGTAAACTGCCACCATGCAATATGGCAAAAGTGACTTTTGATGTGTGGGGAGCAGATGACAAGCGAGAAATTACAGTTAATTTCGTACTGCACTCCTCGCTTGAATGGAAGCTGTCACAGCTCTTTTTGTCCATGTCAATGAAAAAACACGGCGAACCGCTCCGTATGGATTGGACAGGCATTATCGGTAAAAAAGGTAAATGTCAGGTTATCATCCGCAAATATGTGAAGAATGACGGCACAGAGGGCGTAACAAATGACATCAAGTATTTTTATGCATACGATGAGCAGGTGACAACGATATCGCCTGCCGTAACACAGTCTGCACCTCAGCAGTATGTACAGCCTACATATCCGCCACAGTATAACACACAGCCTGCAACGCCAAATACTGCGATGCCGAATAACTGGACACCGGGTAGCTTTTAATGCAACTTCGACCGTATCAGAATGAAGCAAAGAATGCCGTTTTCTCCGAGTGGGAAAGCGGCAATTTAAAAACATTACTTGTCTTGCCTACAGGCTGTGGCAAGACGATAGTTTTTGCAAAAATCACCGAAGAATGTGTCCGTCGAGGTGACAGGGTGCTGATACTTGCCCACCGTGGAGAATTGCTCGACCAAGCGGCGGACAAAATCCAAAAAGCAACAGGGCTTAATTCGTCAGTCGAAAAAGCCGAGCAAAGTTGCATAGGTTCGTGGAACAGGGTTGTTGTAGGCTCTGTACAGACGCTTATGCGTGAAAAAAGACTGTCAAACTTTGACAGCGATTACTTTGATACAATCATTATTGATGAAGCACATCACTCAATCAGCGACAGCTATCGGCGTGTGCTTGAGCATTTTGACAATGCAAAAGTGTTGGGTGTTACCGCAACACCCGACCGAGGAGATATGAAAAATTTAGGAACAGTATTTGATTCGCTTGCGTATGAATACACACTCCCTAAGGCTATCAAAGAGGGGTACTTGACACCAATTAAAGCTGTGACAATACCGCTTACACTTGACCTTTCGGGAGTTGCCACACAGGCAGGAGATTTTAAAGCAAGTGATATTGACACGGCACTTGATCCGTATCTTTATCAGATTGCCGAGGAAATGAAAAAATACTGTAAGGACCGTAAAACTGTTGTGTTTTTACCACTTGTAAAAACATCGCAGAAATTTAAAGACATTTTGAACGAAAAAGGCTTTAAAGCGGCAGAGGTCAACGGCAACAGCGAAGACAGAGCGGAAGTATTGCAGGATTTTGAAAACGATAAATACAATGTCTTGTGTAACTCAATGCTTTTAACCGAGGGTTGGGACTGCCCAAGCGTTGACTGCGTTGTCGTTTTAAGACCTACAAAGGTTCGGGGGCTTTACTGCCAAATGGTCGGCAGAGGTACAAGACTTGCTCCAAACAAGACGGAGCTTTTGCTACTCGACTTTTTGTGGCACACCGAAAGGCACGAACTTTGCAGACCTGCACATCTTATTTGCGACAACGAAGAGGTCGCACGAAAGATGACCGAAAACTTATCAGAACAGGCAGGATGTCCGATTGATATTGAAGAAGCAGAGGAAAAGGCAAGCGAAGATGTTGTTGCTCAGCGTGAAGAGGCGCTTGCAAATCAGCTTGCGGAAATGCGAACACGCAAACGCAAACTTGTAGATCCGTTGCAGTACGAAATGTCAATTCAGGCGCAGGACCTTGCAGGATATGTTCCGGCATTCGGCTGGGAGTGTTCTCCGCCTACAGACAAACAGAAAGCAAAACTTGAAAAGCTCGGAATATTCCCCGATGAAATCCAGAGTGCCGGCAAGGCAAAGCTTATTCTTGACAGGCTCGAAAAGCGAAGAATTGAGGGCTTAACCACACCTAAACAAATCAGAATGCTTGAAAGCAGAGGTTTTCAGCACGTGGGCAAATGGCAGTTTGACGAAGCATCAGCCTTGATTTCAAGGATTGCCGCAAACGGTTGGAGAACTCCGAAAAACATTAACCCGAAAACATATGTACCGCAAAGCGAGGTGAATACGGTTGGACTTACTTAATGCACTTGAATACATCAGTCCGTCAGAGCTTGACTACCAAGACTGGGTAAATGTCGGAATGGCACTCAAACAAGAGGGATACAGCGTAAAGGACTGGGACGATTGGAGCAGAGCAGACAACCGCTATCACAACGGCGAGTGTGAAAAGAAATGGCAGAGCTTTAACGGCTCTGCTTCACCTGTCACAGCAGGCACGATAATCCAAATGGCTAAAGACAGGGGGATGACTTTTCGTGAATCGAAAGAACTCGGCTGGAATGACGAAATTGCTTTTGAGCAGGGTGATAAGGGCGATATTGGTGTAAATACCTGTGAGGGTGTAAAGTTTCACGAGCCTGCGAACTGGAACCCGGTAAATGAGATTGTGACCTACATTGAAACTCTCTTTGATAGCTCGGAAAATGTAGGCTATGTTACTGAAACTTATAAAAAAAATGACAACGGCAAGGTTAAATATTCGCCAACACAAGGCAGTTGTGACCGTACAGCAGGTGAGCTTATTGCCGCACTTAATAATTGCAACGGTGATATTTCAAATGTATTCGGCGATTACAAACCCGAGGCAGGAGCGTGGATAAGGTTCAACCCATTGGACGGCAAGGGCGTCAAAAACGAGAATGTAACCGATTATCGTTATGCTCTCGTGGAATCTGACTGTATGGCTCTTGAAGAACAAAATGCAATCATCAGAGAACTTGAACTGCCTGTTGCCGTTCTTGTTTATTCTGGCGGAAAATCAGTCCACGCTATCGTTAAGATTGATGCCGCAAACTATGACGAGTATCGTAAAAGGGTTGATTATCTCTACAATGTATGCCATAAAAACGGCTTTGAAATCGACAAGCAAAACCGCAATCCGTCAAGGCTGAGCCGTATGCCCGGTGTTATCCGCAACGGCAAAAAGCAGTTTATCATTGACACCAATATCGGTAAATCAGACTTTGCCGAGTGGAAAGACTGGGTGGAGAGTATCAACGATGACCTGCCCGACCTTGACAACCTTGCAGATTTTTTTGAAAATCCTCCTGAACTTGCTCCGCCTCTGATTGAGGGAGTATTGCGACAGGGACATAAAATGCTCCTCGGCGGACCCTCAAAAGCAGGCAAATCGTTCGGACTGATTGAATTGTGCATTGCAATTGCCGAGGGTACAGAATGGTTCGGCTTTAAGTGTGCGCAGGGCAATGTCTTGTATGTGAATCTTGAACTTGACCGTGCGTCCTGTTTTCACAGATTTAAAGACGTATATGAAGCACTTGGACTGGAACCAAAAAACTTAAACAGAATTGATATTTGGAACTTGCGTGGCAAGTCCGTGCCTATGGATAAGTTAGCGCCTATGCTCATACGCAGAGCTTTAAAAGGCAACTTTATAGCTGTTGTGATTGACCCGATATACAAGGTTATCACAGGTGATGAGAACAGTGCTGACCAAATGGCACACTTTTGCAACCAGTTTGATAAGGTGTGTACCGAAATCGGTTGTGCGGTAATCTACTGTCACCACCATTCAAAAGGTGCTCAGGGCGGTAAAAAGTCAATGGACAGAGTTTCGGGTTCGGGTGTTTTCGCTCGTGACCCTGACGCACTTCTTGACCTTACAAGACTTGAAGTCAGCGATGATTTGATGAAACAGCAAAAGGATGAAAGAACCTGTAAAATCTGCAAAGACTGGATAGGTCGCTTCAACAAAATCAGTGAAGTGTGTTCGCAGGACGATTTGGTAATGTCAAATAATATGATTGACATCGCACGCAAAACGCTTCCTGAACAGTCTTTTAAGCTGATGATGTCAGATGTTGCCCGTGCCGAAAAAACCGTAAAAGGGATGTCAGCGTGGAGAATAGAGGGCACTCTGCGAGAGTTTCCGGCATTTGATGCACTTAACCTTTGGTTTGATTATCCGATACACAAATTAGATACAACAGGCGTGTTGAAGGACTGTAATTTTGAGGGCGATTTTAACCCGCCTTATAAGAAGAATTTCGGTAAGAAAAAGAGTGAATCGGAACGCAAAAAAGAACGCTCAGAATCTATTATGACAGCGTTTACTGCAGAAGAAAATAACGGTCAGGCAGATATAAATGACATTGCTACATATCTTGGAGTTACCGAAAAAACAGTCCGAAATCGATTAAAAGAGCACGGCGGATTTTGGATTGACGGCGGTAAAACAGGATTGAGGGAAAAGGAAAAAGTCGAATAAATTTTCCTTTTCTGTCAAATTTGGAAGGAAAATTTTATCGAGAATTTCCCTTTCCGTGAGGGAAAATAGGGAAAATTTCCCGAGATTTTCCTTTTCTAAAAATGACGGAAAATGACTTTTTTCTCGAGATTTTCCGAGGGAAAGAAAAAACCTATATATATATTCTATATATATAGGAGTATTTCCGTTCCCTAAGGTCACAGGGGTGAAGTAGTTGTGCGAAGCTTACGCACAACAACTCCTTCCCCTGACCTGTGACTAAAAGCAAAATTTTAAAGTTAAGAAAGGAATGGCAAAAAATGGCAAAATGTAAATCGACTTCAAAAGATAAAAGATTGAAAATCGCTAAGGGAATGCCACCTTTGAGGCGAAAACTTCCAAATAAAAGTTACAGTTACAAAAACGATCAGGTAATGGACTGGATTTCTAAACGACCGGCGTTGATTGACTATGTGTTGGATAAGTTAGTAGCTAACGGATACATAGTTTACGACCCGAAATTAAAGTTGTGGTATGGAGTTGATTATTTTGAAGAAAATGAAGACTGAATTTTTTATGCCGATGATACCGCCGACCGTAACTGCACAGGAACATAAAGTTATGGTAAAAAACGGCAAACCTGTTTTTTATAATCCGTCCGAGGTGAAACAGGCAAGAGAAAAGCTCACATCACACTTAGCAAAGTTTAAACCGTCAGAACCGTACAAGTCGGGTGTCAGGTTGATAACAAAGTGGTGCTTTCCTCGTGGCAAACATCAGGACGGCGAATATCGTACAACAAAGCCAGACACAGACAATCTGCAAAAAATGCTAAAAGACTGTATGACCGCTCTCGGATTTTGGTCTGATGACGCACTTGTTGCAAGTGAGATATGTGAAAAGTTTTGGGCAGAGGTTTCGGGTATTTACATCAAGGTGGAAGAACTGTGAATATCTCGGAAGTTAAACGCAACCTTGAAAGGACCGTGTTGTACAATGGAGCAGAATACATTCTGAAAGGCTGTATCATCAGACAGAATACAACAGGTCAGTTTTATTATCAAGCAGAGCTTATTGACACCAAAGCCAAAAGCTCGCTGATTGTAACTGCACTTGATAAGATTGACGAAAGGAGAACCGACATTGAAAGCAAGAATACCGCCTAAAATCCCGAAACAGCTTAAACAGGAAGCTGAACGGATTGCAAAAAGCGCATATGAACAGATCCGAGAAAAAGAAAACAAAGACATCACACGCAGAGTATTTAAAACAATGCTGTATGCCTTGCATAAGGATTTCGGCTTTGGCCGTGACAGATGTGCGAAGGCACTAAAGTCTATGACCGAGATAGTCGAACACTCGGACACGGACGAAGTGTTTTGGGAGCATATCGACAGGGTTGTCATCGACAAGCTGAAACTTGAATTTGACAAACGAGATTACACTGACAACGGAAAAGTTGTAAATTATGAAGGAGACGAAGAAAATGATTGATTGTAATATCACTAAAAACTATTTGAGTGAACAAGCTCGGATGACAAAATCAAGTGATGTTGGTGTGTGTCGCATTTCGTGTAATCATTGCCCATTGAGCAGATTTAATAATGACGAAGAAATGCTTTGCACTGAATTAGAATTAAGGCACCCTGAAAAGGCAATTGCAATTGTACAAAAATGGTCGGATGAACATCCGCAGAGGACTTATCTGAGTGAGTTTTTGAAAAACTACCCGAATGCAAAGCTTGATGAGGACGGCACACCCCATAAATTATGCCCTTGGCATTTAGGATTGATAAGCGTAAATAGTTGTCACAACAACTGCGTAAGATGTTGGAATCAGCCTGTTGAGGAGAGTTAAAAAATGGCATTTCCTGAAAAGCTAAAATCTTTAAGATTAAAGCACAAACTAACGCAAACTGGGTTAGGTGAAAAATTGTATGTAAGCAGAAGTACGATTTCTAACTACGAGAAAGGAAAGTTTGAACCTAACATTCAAACTCTAATCGAAATGTCAAAACTCTTTAATATTCCGATTGACGAACTGCTGAAATGAGGTGAAAAAAATGGATAATAAATTAAAGATTCGTGAGATGTGCGGTGATTATGCATTGGATATACCGTTCGCAGACGGTAGTGTAAACACGATATACTTTAATTCAAAACGAAATGCTGAAACAGTTAAGCATATTATCGAAGTTGACGGAAGTAAACCCAACGAAGCAACCGTGTGTGATATGCAAGAGATTAAGCACGGAAAATGGCTTGTGAAAGAGTTTGATTTGAAGGAACTTGAAGAATATATACATCCGTATGATGGACTACACGGTACACCGTTTTGCTCCATGTGTGGCAGAAACGCATTGCTCAATGGTGCCGAGGAATATGTGGACAGCAACTACTGCCCTCATTGCGGAACGATGATGGATAAGGAGTGAGCAACAATGCCTTGTAAAAAATGTGGATTGCAATACTCAAGTTATTGCGTTGATTGCGCATATGTAAAAACAGGACTTAACTTAAACGATGAAGAATATCACGAGATTTTGAAATTATGGAATGAGCAAGAAAGGGGGAGCAAGAATGAAAGCCCATATAACTAAAGAGCCTGCTGACATATGTGAGTATTATACACAAGATTGTAATATATCTTTTCTCGCTACCGTTACATATCATCCACCTGAGAATAGTCATAGGAACGCACCTTGTCCTTGTGGAAGCGGAAAAAAATATAAAAGATGTTGTTTGATAAAGGAGAACAGACAAAATGACAAACTTTGAAAAAATCAAATCAATGAGCAAAGAGCAAATGACACATTTTATGCTTGATATTATGCTTGACACATTAAATAACAATGTTTGCGGTTATTGCGAAAATTGTGATGCTCCTTGTCTTGGAAATGAAGAAATTATTAGAAAATGGCTTGAAAGTGAGGCAGAAGAATGAAAGGCGTTAAAAATATCACCGTTAATTACGATAACGGCGAAACAGAAACCTTAAATAAAGGTGTAGTTGTTGGTTTTGATGAAATCGACAATGAAGAAGAAACTATCAAAGTCAGATATCGTATGTGCGATATTAAAGGCGAGGATTTGTATTTGATTGTAAACGCAGTTATTGCGTTGGCACAGAAACTTGGTATGCTTGACGAGGAGGAGCGTGATGCGGATTGACGGTTAAAGATTATTTATATTCGGTCAGGGTTTCGGATAAGCTGATCAGAACGAAAGAACACGAGCTGTCGAAACTTAGGCTGAATATTGCACAAGTATCGGTTAAGCAGAACGAGCCTGTTAAGACATCGGGAGTGAATGACCCTATGCGGATTGTTGACAGGATTGCAGACCTTCAGGCTGAAATCAATCGGGAAATTGACAATCTTGTGCGGTTGAAAACTGAAATCCGCAGTAAAATCAACGCACTTGACGATTACCGTTACATTGCAATTTTGACCGAGTATTACATAAATTGTCAGAGGTGGGAGGATATTGCCGAGAGTATGGAAATGAGCGTAAGGCATACCCTGAGATTGCACGGCGAAGCGTTACAGGCGTTCCGAAAAAAGTTCGATTTCTCGTAAAATTATTTTGAAATGTCATTGAATGTCACCCTTACCCTGCGTATAATGGTATTATGAAAGTTTGACAAACAGGACATATGTAGAACTCTCCTAAGATAAAAATTCGCACAGACCGCTCTCGTTTGAGGGCGGTTTTGTGTTGTGAGGGAAAAGAAAGGGCGGTGATACCGTGAAAGACAAATTAAATGCAAGACAGAGGAAGTTTGCGGAATATTATGTGCAGAGTGGTAACACCGTTCAGAGTGCGATACAGGCAGGATATTCAGAAAATTACGCAAACGCAAGAGCGTATGAATTGTTGGAGAATGTTGGAGTTTCAAAATACATCAAGGAGCTTTCTGATAAGCTCAAAGATGAGCGCATTATGAGTGCAAAGGACAGACAGGTTGCTTTGTCCGACATTGCAAGGAATGACGGGCAGGACACCTCCGACAGAATCAGGGCGATTGACACGCTCAATAAGATGACGGGCGAATACACCGTTAAGGTTGACGCAAAGGTTGAGCAATCCGAAAAGCTCTCTGATGTGTTCAGACAGTTAGGCGGTGAGGGGCTGAGTGAATAGTTTTCCGCTGTCACAGAAATACATTGACTTCATCAACACCACGAATGTGTCGGCTGAATTTCTTGAAGGCACTACCGCCTCGGGCAAGACAACGGTCGGCGCAGGCGTTAAGTTTATGCGAATGGTGTCGCAGTCGCCGAAGAAGCTTCACGCAATTGCCGCCAAAACCACGGGCAAGGCTGAGGAAACTATAATTCAGCAGGACAACGGTATTCTTGACCTGCACCGTAACGCTATTTACTGCGGTAACGGAGACAAGGACTACAAACTTCCGCACATCAAGTTTGAGGGCAAGGTAATATACATTCTCGGTTACAGCAGTCGGGATAAATGGGAAATGGTTCTCGGCGCTCAGTTTGGGTGCGTTTATATTGACGAAATCAACACCGCTGATATTGAGTTTATCCGAGAGATGTCAACCCGTAATGATTATATGCTTGCAACCTTGAACCCCGATGACCCGTCATTGCCTGTCTATAAGGAGTTTGTGAACCGCTCCCGACCTTTTAAGAAATACGCAAACGATATTCCGCCCGAAATTACGGCGGAGCTTACAGAAGAACCTGTACCGAATTGGCGGTATTGGTTCTTTTCTTTTGCAGATAATTTAAGCCTTACACCCGAACAGGTTGAAAAGAAAAAAGCCTCTGCTCCAAAAGGAACAAAGCTTTATAAGAATAAAATTTTAGGATTGCGAGGCAGGGTAACAGATCTTGTGTTCTCAAACTTTAAGAGAGCAAGGCACATAAAAACAAAAGAATGGGCAAGGCGGTTTTTGCACTATAACCGCAAGTTGGAACACTTTGTTCAGTTCACGGCTGGACTTGATACCGCCTATTCGCAGAAGTCGCCTGATACTATCGCAATGACTTTTTTTGGAATCACAAACAGGGGCAAGTGTATTCAGCTTGACGAGAGGGTATATAACAATGCCGACCTTAAAACGCCCGTTGCGCCGAGTGATACGGTACGAAATTTCATTGATTTTCTTGACCGTAACCGTGATGAATGGGGCTTTGCACGCACGGCTTTTATTGACAGCGCCGACCAAGCGACTATTACCGAATTTCAAAAGTATAAGCGACAGCACGGCTGTGTCTATGACTTTGCAAATGCATGGAAGAAAACGAAGATTATCGACCGAATCAATCTTGTACTCGGCTGGCTTGCCACCGACTGTTATTTTGTGCTTGAACATTGTAAAAACACGATTGCCGAGTTTGAAATTTACAGCTGGCGAGAGGATAAAGACAATACACCCGAGGACGGTCACGACCATTGCATTAACAGCGGTCAATATGCGTGGCTGCCGTTTAAAAATATTATTGGAAGTGAAATAAATGGGGCTGATTAACAGAATGGCTGAATCTATCAGATTGGGAATTAAAAACTTTTTGCAGATTACTCCTGCAAGCGACAAAACAATTACCGTTACCGAAACAAGCAATCATCTGACCGAGTGCTTTATCAATCGCATTTGGTATTGGGGCAACAGCAGACAGCTTGCGGAGTTGTACAAGCAGATTGATACAAACAAAACTATGTTTTGGGCGGCAAAAAGCACAAAGGGGCTTGAAATCCGTAAAATACACACGGGCTTGCCGGCACTCATCTGCGAAACGCTTGTGAATATCGTAATTGCCGACTACAACGGCACAGATGTTACAAGTAAAAATTCAACCGCTTATGCAGAGCGTTGGGAAGACATTGAAAAGCAGAACAAGCTGTCCGACACGGTTAAGCAAATGCTCCGTGACCTATGTGTTGTCGGTGACGGTGCTTTTAAGGTCAGCTTTGACACGGCTGTATCAGATGTTCCGATTGTTGAATGGTATCCTGCCGAAAACATCGACTTTACATATGTGCGTGGCAGAATCCGAGAGGTTAAGTTTTACACCGATTACACGCAAAAACACCGCCGTTACCGCTTTGAAGAAACATACGGTTACGGCTATATTCACTATGCTTTGTATGATGACAACGGCAAAGAGATTGACCTGCACACGGTTGACGCTCTTTCGTGGATTGATTCAAAGGGCGTTACATTTGACGAATCATATATGTGGGCTGTACCTGTCCTTTACGGCAAATCGTGCCACAAGGGCAGAGGTGCGGGCATTATCGGCATAAAAACAGACGCTTTCGACAGCCTTGATGAAGTGTGGTCACAGTGGATGGACGCACTCAGAGCCTGCCGAACAAAGCAGTATGTGCCTAATTGCCTTGTCCCGAGAAATCCAGAAACCTGTCAGCCGATATCGCCGAATCCGTTTGACAACCGATTTATCACCGTGGGCAACGATATGTCTGAAAACGGCAACGGCAACAGGATTTACACCGAAAGTCCGCAGATTCAGCACGAAAGCTATTTGAGTTCATACATTACTGCCCTCGACCTCTGCTTACAGGGCATTATATCGCCGTCAACTCTCGGCATTGATACGAAGAAGCTTGATAATGCAGACGCTCAGCGTGAAAAGGAAAAGACAACCCTTTACACAAGGCAGAACCTTGTGAAAATTACGCAGAACGCACTTCAAAGCCTTGTTGCAGTTGTACTCAATGCAGACGGTGAACTTAACGGCAAGGGTATTGTTGAGGGCTTGGAAGTATCCGTAAACTTCGGTGAATATGCAAATCCGAGCTTTGAAAGTCAGGTTGAAACCGTGTCAAAAGCAAGACAGGGCGGTTTGATGTCAGTTGAAACCTCGGTTGAAGAACTTTACGGCGACAGCAAGTCGGAGGATTGGAAAGCCGAAGAGGTGCAGAGAATTAAAGAGGAACAGGGTATTGCAGGCGAAGAAGAAAAATCGGAGCTTGACGATGTGGACCTTACCGACACAGAAGAACCTAACAATAACGCAGATGATGAAGAAAATGCGGAAAATAATGCAGAAAAAACCGAAAGCAATCCCGAACAGAATGATACACAGGTAAACAATGAGTGATTACAATATCAGAGAAGCCTTTGAAAAAATCGAAGATGAACTGATTGACAGCATGATGAGAAATTTCAGCCGTCACAGAGCCGAAGAAACCAAAGAGGGTTACAACTGGACACAATGGCAGGCTGAACAGCTCAAAAGTCTTGAAGAGTACCGTAAGCACAACGCAAAGAAATTCGGCAAGCGTTTCAAAACCATTAACAGCAAGGTTGAAGAGATGATTCGCACCGCCAAAGCTGACGGAAATGCAAGTCAGGAGGCAGAAATTCTTGAAGCTGTCAAGGACGGTTTCAAAGCCCCGAAAAAGCCGTCAGCACACAGCACAGCCGAGTTTTTTAAGGTGAATGACCGTAAACTTGATGCACTCATAAAATCGACCACAGACGATTTAAAGAGGGCAGAAACGGCAGTTTTGCGTATGAGCAACGACAAGTACCGCAAGGCGATTTTTAACGCACAGGTTGCAATGAACACGGGTGCGGTTACATACGAAAAAGCCGTTGATATAGCTTGCAAAGATATGCTCAACGCAGGTCTTAATTGTGTGGAATACAAGAACGGTGCAAGGCACACGCTCTCTGATTATGCGGATATGGCGGTTAAAACAGCCAACAAAAGAGCCTATCTTCGTGGCGAGGGCGAAAAGCGAGCCGAATGGGGAGTATCCCTTGTTGTTGTGAACTCAAGACAGGGCGGTTGCCCCGATTGTGCAAAATATATCGGCAAGGTGTTTATTGACGATGTTTATTCAAACGGCAAAAAGTCAGACGGAAACTATCCGCTCCTCTCAACCGCAATCAAGAACGGTTTGTTTCATCCGAGGTGTAAGGACAGCACAAGTACATATTATCCCGAACTTGATGATTTGGACGCACCGTTGTCTGAAGATGAAATCAAAGAGCTTGACCGTCAGCGAGAAATTGAGGAAAAACAGCAGTATGCACAGCGACAGGCAGAACGCTTTGACCGCCGTGCCGAATACAGTCTTGACGAGGACAATAAACGCATTGCCCAAACCCGAGCCGATGAGTGGCACGATAGGGCGAATACGCTTGAAGAAAAGGCAAAACAATTCTCACTAAACACCAATGAACAGAAATATTACAGACCTGTTTTTGAAGAAGATATATCAAAAACTTTTGAACGCAAAATTGAGGGCGAAACAATTACAATTGATACCCACAAGGGAAATACATTGTGTGATAATGTTTATATTTCAGATAAGGTAAAGCTAAAACGAAAAGAACTTCATAATTTTGATATGCAAGTGAGAAAAGCGTTTGATATGCTCGGAGAGGTTGAAACAAGCGGAAAGCCTGAAATTTGTATTGTCACTCCCGAAGAAATGCGAGTAAATGCTATTGCTTCATATATGCCAATGCAAAATGTTCTAAATGTCAATTCAGCATACTTTTCAACAAGTGATTTGTCAGATTTACAAGAAAACTTGGCTTGTCCGCAAGACGGATTGAGTACAATTCTGCACGAACTGATTCATTGGCAAGACGCTAAAAATTACAGAGCAAAATTCGGAAGTATTAACGATTATTTTGAATATTGCGATTACCTTAATAAAATTTATGCCCCAAAGGTTGAAAAATTGATAAATAACGGTTATAATATAGAGGATATAAGTGAGTATGCTTTTGAATGCTTAAAAGATAAAGCTATGGATGAAGTGTATAACGAGTACAGAGTCAGCAAACTTTTAGGGTGATGATGGTATGAGATTGATACAAACTGAAGAACAAAAATCTCTATGGAATGCGTTTAAGCCGTACCTTGTAACAAATGGTTTAAATGTCACTTTGCGTGAAGATGCTCCACAAGAAGCTAAAGATGCTGAAGCACTTTACAGTAAGCTTAGAGAGAAACAAAAAATGCAATATCTAAAAGATAGTGGCATAATCTAACCGCTCCGTAAAAAGGGCGGTTTTGTTGTTTAACTTGCCGAGAATATGTTCAGAGCAAGAAAAACGGCTTGTTCACGGCATTGCTTAACTTGCCTGCAACTTGCCGTAACAGAACTAAATACATCAAATCAGCACTTTGAGAAATCAGAGTGCTTTTTTATTGCATTTAAACCGGTCGAAATCGACCAGTTTAAAATATTGAAAAGGTGGTGACAGAATGAAAATCAGAGTAACAACAGCATTTAATGACAGGCAGAACGGTTATGTAACCCGACCTGTGAATGAAGTTTTTGAATGTTCCGAGCAGAGAGCAAAGGAACTCATTGACGGTGGTTTTGCAGAAGAGGTCAAGCCTGACGCTCCCAAAAAGCCGAGAGCCAAAGCAGTTAAAACAGAAAAAACAGAAAAAGCGGATTAAGCACTTTACGAATATGTAAGGTGCTTTTTTATTGTCCGAAGACATTAAACTACGGGAGACACCGTGCAAAACTGAAACAGAGAGACACTCTATGAACTGATTACGGGAGACACCCGAAAAACTGAAAGGATATGAAAAAATGGCAGAACCAAATCCAACACCAACCCCCAATGAACCGACACCTGCACCGCAGGGAACACCGCAGGGAAACGCTCCTGCCTTTGATTATGACAAGCTCGCAAGCCTTATTACAGGCAAACAGAGCGTGACAGAGGACACCGTTTTGAAGTCATATTTTAAGGAGCAGGGATTGTCAGCCGATGAGATGAAAGAGGCTATCGGTGCTTTTAAAAAGCAGAAAGCCAAGAACACTCCCGACTTTGCAAAAATGCAGTCGGAAGTTGAATCTGCAAACAACGCAAAGCTTATGGCAGAAGTCAACCAATCGGCAACCCTCGAAGCCGTAAAACAGGGCGTTGACATTGCAACAGTTCCTTATGTGCTTAAAATTGCAGACTTTTCAAAGGCTGTGACAGACGGCAAGGTCAATGCGGAAAAGCTGACAGAGGCTGTTAAAAAGGTGCTTGACGATATCCCCGCACTCAAGGGCAAACCTGCCGAGAACGGCACAGGAGTTAAGAAAATCGGCGGTGACGGCAACGGTACATCGGATGGTACAAAACCAAAGGCAAATGTTCCTACCAAAAAATGGAACAGATTTAATATTTAACCAAAGAAAGGATTGAAAAATTATGGCAAACACAAATAACTATGCCGAGCAGTTCAGCCCTGATCTGCTCGAAATTCTTGTTCAGGGCACACTCACATCACCATTCATCACTTCAAATGTAAAGTGGGTTGGTGCAAGAACTTTCCACTTCACACAGATGAGTACATCAGGCTTTAAGAACCACAATCGCAACGGCGGTTGGAACAAGGGCAAATATGTTCAGACCGATGTTCCGTTCACCTGCGAACACGACCGTGATATTGAGTTTCTCGTTGACAAGGCAGATGTTGATGAAACTAACGCAACCGCAAAGGTTGAGAATATTTCAAAGGTGTTTGAGCAGACACAGGTTGCTCCCGAAACAGACGCACTTTTCTTCTCAAAGGTTGCAGCAAAGGCTCAGGCAACAGACGGCTACCATTCTTCAACAAAGACATCGGAGTGGACTAAGGAGAACGCTTATTCAAAGCTCAAAACAATTCTTTCTGCCGGCAAGCTCCGCAGATACAAGGCAAGAGGCACACTTGTTGCCTATGTGACATCTCACATTATGGACTGCCTTGAACAGTCAACAGAGTTCACTCGTAAGATTGAGCTTACACAGATTGCAGAGGGCGGTATCGGCATTGAAACAAGAGTGACCGAGATTGACGGTTGCCCTATCATCGAGGTTATTGACGATGAGCGTTTCTACGATAACTTCAACTTTAACCCCGATGACGGCGGTTTTGAGCCTGCAACAGGCGCTCACAAAATCAATGTTCTTGTTGCTTGCGGTGAAACCTGCAAGACTGTTCCGAAGATTTCAAGCATTTACTTCTTTGCTCCCGGCTCACACACAGAGGGTGACGGCTGGCTCTATCAGAACCGTTCACTTTCCGACACATTCGTATTCCCGAACGGCAAGGACGGCAAAATTGACAGCATTTATGCCGATGTTGACACAACGGCGGTTGCGCAATGTATGCCGATTACATTGAACATCAGGGTGGAGATGAAAACAGTATTATCTCTGCCGAACACATTGATGTTCTGACTTTTAACCGCATTGATTTTGAAAAACTTTCGGAAATGCAGAAGAGAATCATCGGCAGAGTGCATAGCAGACTTACTGCTTTTGAAGAAGAAAATGCCGATATGATTTCTTCCTACCTGAAAAGCTATTCAATCAACGGCACATCAATGGAATTTGGTGCAAGCTGGAATTTAATGTGTATCAGCGGAGT